ATAGTTAACTTCTGAAACATCTATTAAATCATATTTATCCAAAAGTGTATCTTCATCCTCCCCTAGAGAAATAAAGTCATCTAAGGCTTCATTATGGCTTTCGCAAGGCATATAATAAGTGACCCCATCTTCTTCGTGTTCGTGATAGCCTTTACACCCCATCTTTTCTGCCTCTGCTTCCGCTTCCTCAACCGTTTCATATGCGGTCTTTCCTTCTATTTGAGAACTCATCTCAACTCCTGTCTCCTCTTCTATTTCTTCATTATCTTGTATAGATCTATCTACCTCTGTAAATTCTAATGGTTGTAAGGTTATAAAGTAAAGATTTAAGCTAATACCGTTATAAGCTAATAAAGTATCAAAGCAATCAATTAATAATTCTTGAAAAGGTCGAATGACCGTATTGTCCATTAATAGACTTGCAGTCTTTATTTCTTCAGCGTTATTCCCTAACCCCGAATTGTCTTTTATTCCTAATAACATAGGAGACACTACCCGATGCCCTACGATTATTTTTTGAGTTGACTCCTTAGATAGAAATTCGTACTGAGAATGAGCATCTGAAAGTTGTACAGGAGTAATGTCTGCTTTCGCTTCTGCGGAGTCATTAAAAGCTAAAATAAATTTACCTGCGTTTGAACTTCCACTGAACTTCATCGCTATTTTACTTTCGATTAATTCTCTCTCCTCTTGATTTGGTGTTCCATTATTAAAATTAATAAGCATTGAGGGAGCAAGACCATTTAAAATATTATTCAAATGATAATTGCTTATTTCCTCTTCAAGTTCACAATATTGTAAAGATCCTTGGTAGTCGACAGGACTATAATAATAAAATCCTGCACGATAAGGTTTCACATAATAAATCTCAATTCCTTCTTTCGACATACCATAAGCAGGTATCCTCAAAGGTTTATCACTTGGTTTTATATTTGTCCAATCCTTAAAGTAATAATAAGCAGGAATATCTCCATCATCGTTTGCTTTTTCTGCTCTTAGAGTCTCAATAGGTAAATGTTCTAGTTGAACAATCTTAGATCTATCCTTAGAATAAATAACTTGAATTGCTCCTTGTCCCATTAGCTTTAAATCATAAGCTACTTTCCTAACACAGTCCTTAGTTAGAAGGGTAACCATTTGCGCATACTGATCGGGTTTTCTACTAGCATCTGTTGCTCCTAATCCTTTACCGTAAATTGCTTGGCTTATTCCGTTAACGGCTGCATTGTTAGTCGGACTTCCGTTGTAACGATCTATCAAGTACTGAAAATAGTTATTATCTGCACCGTAGGCAACCCAATCCTTATTCGCTACCTCAACAATCTCGGGAGATGTATAACTGCTTAAATTAACAAACCCAATAACGGATTTATTAGAGGTAACCCCAACAGGTAATTTTTTATTTCTTTTCATGCTACGATATATTCATTGTTAAAGGAATCATCAGTTGTAAATTGTCCTTCATTTAATTTATAGTAATCATTATCAACTTGATTAATAGTTTGATCTGTACAAAATATTCTATCCTTAAAAATGATATCTGTTCCCGAGGTTAATTTAAAATCATAAAAGTGATTGGAAACCAAAACAGGTGAAAAAGTATTCTGAAAGGTTATATAGTTACCCGAAACACTTGCCCCCGTAATAGTATAATTAACACTTACGTTTGTTGAATCATCTCTTATTGTCATAATGAAAGTTGTTAAGCTATAGTCTCTAGGTATTACATAGAATGTTTGTGCAGTTGTTGATGTTGTTGCTATTACCATAATTAAGTAACGTATTTTTTTTGCTATTTTGTTTTATGATCCGCACCCAAAACAATCAACCTCTGAGTTAATAGGTTTAGAGCCATTTAATTTCATTTTTAAATTGTGAATTTTGTCTTTTATTTCCATGTCATTTATCATATTTCCTGTAAGTTGATTTTGTAGATTTTTGATTTGATTATTTAGTTCGTTCATAGGATTTAATTAGAGGTAAAAAACAAATTAGACAAAAAAAAAGCACCCCCATAAAGAGATGCTTTTTGCAATAAATTAATTAATATTAAGGAGTAGGATCGATTGGACTTGCTGCTGCGGTAATTCCTGCTGCTGCTTGTACAAAGAATGGTGCTTCTTCTTCCATTCCTTCCATTACTAAAGTGAATCCACTTAAGTCACCTGCTGCTGCTCCCGTGGTAATTGTACCCCCACTAGAATCCATTCCGTTCTCATATCCACAAAGGAATAAGTGACCGTAATAATCCTCAACAACTACGATAGGTCTTCCCGTTACTAAGAGTTGAATTTGGTTCTTAGTTAAGTTGTCTAAATAAGTGAGAGTTAAATTTAAAGTTTGAGTGTAAAAAGTTGTTCCGTTTTCTCTGCTACTTGTGATCGTAGTTTCTAAACTAGAATTACCTTTTACTTCATACTGAAACCACGTAGGACTGTCCGTAAATCCTGTGACTTCATTTAAAGTTGCAGCATCTGATGTTTCAAATGTTGCTACTACGGGGAATTCAGCAAAAAATACTGATTTAATTCCTCCAAATGCTGATTTGCAGGGCAATAATCTTCCTGCGGTTACTAAACAAGGCATAATTTTTTAAGTTTAAATAAAAAAGGGTAGATAGACTTTTACCACCTACCCTTCTTTATGGTTTATAATTTATTAAGAATAGTAAACAATGTCTTGTCCAATGCCTATTTGAGTCCCCGCCGTATAGCGCATTATAAAGCGCACATTTTGGCTGCCATCAATATCCTGCATATCTAACACCTTTACTTCATTCATGTTATTCAGTAGACCCGTTCCAAAGAATAGGTTACTCCTTTGCGCTGCAATCATCTTATTATTAGACAATCCCGGTGATACAAAGATCTTAACTCCGTTAACAGTTAAAGATCCGTTATTCCACCATTGCGTTCCCATATTGTTAACACCATTGGCTCCTAGACCTGCAGCTGCAAATCCACCTAATGCTTGAACGTAGAATTTAGCAATGCTAGAGGGAACATATATGAAAAGATCCTCTTTCCCGTACAGTGCAGCAGGAATAGCATCAACAACCCTAGATAATTCAGCAACTACGTTTGCTGCATCAACTCCACCTCCAACGGCAGCGACATCAACAACTGTTCCATCACCTGCTAGTAATGTTTCGTATCCATTAAATTCACCAACGTTTGCAGCGAATCCTTGGAATAAAGTTGTTTCAGTTTTCTGAGCAACCTCTGCAGCAACGTGAGCAATCATAAAATCACTAAATTTTGGCGGTAAGGTTTGACCCATTCCGTAACCCATAGATTGAGCCTCCCAATCACTGATAAAATCTTTCTTGCAAAGTTGCAAGTTGACTTGAAATTCATCGGGTTGAAGGATAGTCTCAGTTAAAGTAACTGAACTATTTGGATTAAAATCACAACTAGCATCAGAGACTAAAGCACCTGTGTCTAGTTTTTTAATTACTTCTTTAAAAGCAATGTTTGGCTTAACGGTTACACCTCCATCATTTATAGTACTTGCGGACAATAATGCTGCTGCAATGTACTCACCTGCAAATTCACCTGCATATGTGGTGGTTATGTTAGTGGTTGTTCCTAATTCAACTTTTCTCATTTTATTTCTTTTTTTAAATTTTAAATTATGCTTCTGATGCCCAAATACCTACACCACCTATGATATACCATTCAGTTAAGGCTACTGCCCTAAGAATAACATAATCACCTTTATTTGCGGTTGCTTTTGTGTTTACAAAATTCTTGTTTACTACTCCTCCTGCGACTGAATCGGCAGCAGAATTTGCGATAGTTCCGTGAATCGCATCTGCGGCATTTGGAGATAATGTAATTGTGTTATTTCCATCAGCGCCTGTATTCCTAAATAGGAATGTTAAACCTAAATCACCTGCTTCAATTTTAGGCAGCGTATTTACTAATGCGTCTGTTGCTACGTTCTGATCAACACCCGCTGATCCTGCTTTAATATCTGCTGATCCGCTTACAGTTTCTTGTGCTGCTTGAACGTATACAATGTCATTTGATGTTGTGCTTATTGTACTCATTTTTTTATGTTATTTATTTTGTTTAAAATTCTATCTAATGATGTTTCAATTCTATTTGGTGAATACGAAAACTTCATTTCTTTTGATTCTTTCCCTTCGGGATTATGCTTTATAGGATTAGCTGCAGGTTCGGTTGAAAGTTTTTCTTCAACTTCCTTTTCAATTTCCTCCTTAATCTCTTCCTTAAATTCCTCCTTTACCGTTCTAGATTTTAAAGTACTTGCATCATCAGAGGCTTCAACTTTATCCTTCTTCAAATCAGCAATAGCATCTTCAAGGTTTTGGATTCTTTTTTCCATCCCTTCTAGATCTCCTACTTCAGCCATTTCTTTATCTTCAGCCATATCATCCTCTTCAGCCATTTCATCATCAACTAAATCCTCAGTTTCTTCCTTCTCGGGAACTTCATCACTTACCTCTCTTACATCGGCAATCAAACCTTCTTCTTCAATGACTAATAGTCTTGAATCCTCAAGTATGTATTCCCCTGTTGGGAGTGCTACTGATTCATCATCAGTAATAATGAAAATTTCTTTCCCTTTTTCAAACGATTCAGCCTCAATAACTGTTCCATTTTCTAGCTTCATCTTTTCGAGTTTCACCTCAATATTCAAAAGCGTTTTTATTTGGTTTACCATTTCATTTGACTTCATATACACATAACGTTTATTAAATTTTATTTTGCATTTTCATTTTAATTTTAAGTACCATCCCCTGTTACGTTACCCACTCCTTGATTCATCATTGCTCCCTTACAACATTTTTTAGAGTAAGTATTCTTGTCTTGACATAAACACGCTCTAGTGTTTGATTTAGGAGAGGATCTACTAGGGATTACATTGTCTCTTTTAATTCCTTGCATTTACTTTTTCTTTAGTTCGTTTATTTTTTTTAATGACCAAGACTTAGCTGATTTACCTCCCCATAAAAGATATGAGATAGTCCCACAGGCTTTTGTGTCCGATGGATTATAATACTCCTCTGCCCTACTTAAATAAGAATACATTCTCTTAATTGTTTTTAGAGAAATAGGTTTTCCTTTAGCTAATTGTTGCGCTCTTATTTTACCTACATCTGTTGCGCATTTATTGTTTACTTTCTTATTTAATTCAATTCCCCTTTTAGCATTATTCTTAACCGATGAAGGATAGTCTGAATAAGATTCCATCTCTAGATCTCCATTCTTTATTATGCCCTTAATCATAGATAGCATTTCCTTTACTTCCCCCTCATCAATATCCTCTAAACTTAACTTTGATGCCTCTATCTTATCCGCAAAAAATCCTTCAATGCTGAATCCTTTTACCTTTCCCGTTTTTACATAATCATTCCACACTTCTTCGTTATCTACTTTTACAGTTCCCATCCAAGTTCCTAGAGGGACATTCATTCCGTATTTTCGTGACTTATCGTGTACCTCATCTTCAACTAACCAACTCTCAACTAAAGTCAATCCCTTTAGGTTGCTAGAATGTTCTAGAGTTGAATTGCTTTGATATCCGTTCGTTAAGTATCTTTGAGAGGCTTTTAAGACAGTTTCTTTAGAGAAATAGATATAATACTCATCTCCCTCTGTTTTCCTGTATATGGGCTTGTTTGGTATTAATAAAGCACCCATCAATATTTTCTTCTCCTTATCTACTTCTGCAAGTTTTATTTCGTCTGATTTTAACGCAATAAAATCTTCTTCTATAGCAGGGGACTCTACGATTGATATTGCTTCAATTCCGCTTTCCTCATTATCATCTAATATTAATTCAACTATTTTCATATCTATGTAACGTTTATCTTTTCTTGTTTTGCTTTTATATAGTAGCTGAATCTATTATGTTTCGATCTAAACTTTGAGACGTAGTTACATCACTTGAAACCACAAAAGCCTTTACGGGGGGTTGTGATCCTATTATATCAGCGATCTGACTTGCTCCACTTGTACCTACTACATTAAAAGAAGGCGCTTGTGATTCTGCTCCTACTGTTGCGCTTGGTCTAGATACTGAAGGCATAGGTGATGCCCTACCTCCTACTTGTGCTGCTACTTTCTTTGTCCCTTTAACGGCTCTAATTACACCCGAAATAATACCTGCTGCTGCAATACCGTAAGAAACTAAAAAAGGCAATGCTGCAGGAAATCCTAGTTTTAATGTTTGTGCTAGTCCCGTTGTACCTGCTGACCCTGCTTGTGCTGCATCTAATCCTGCCTCTAAAGATGCCTTTGTGGCTTTGCTTTGTAAGACCCCCATATCAATTAAAAGTTCTTTAGCTGCCATTGCTTGTTTCGCTACTAAGGCTGCTTTTCCTAATTTGCTTTCTGCTCCTGCTATTGCTACAATTCCATCTAATGA